GTGTTTGTGATAATAAAAGAAGTTTGCTGACTGGTAATCATGTCCTTAAAATGAATAAGAAAAAAGGGATTGGTAATAGTGACCTTTTCCGTAACGGTTACTATTAAAGTGTTGCTTGCCCCTTTGCTTATTATCACCATAATAATAAATGTACAAAATCACAAAAACCCGCTAAACAAAAAAGCCTCCGCGTCTTTTCCAAACGTCATAACCTAGCACGGTACTCATTTTGTCTATGTCCTCGCGGCTGTAAACCCTGCCTAATGAAATCAACTTCTTACAGAAATCTCTACTTTCGCCACCCGCTACCAATTTAGGGGCATCGGCTCTTAGGTCATATTTATACCTTACCACTAAAGTTTGTTTGAGAATGTCCGCGTCTAAAATTTTAACCGCCTTTGAGGTGTATTTGATTTTACCCTTTTGGTCAAGTACTTGCAGAATTTTATCAATATCTTCCTCTGCTATTTTGGTCACTTCGCTGATTTCTTTAAGGCTTGCCTTTGGGTTCTCGTTTACCACTTCGATTACTTTCAATTCCTTTTCGGTCAAATCGGCAAATTCAAAGTAGGTCTCTTCCTCGCCGAAACCCGCGTAAACTTTTAGCTGCTCATCTTCATCTGCAAATGGATTTTTGTCTGAGAATTCAGATATTTGCGATTTGCCCTCACCCCCGATAACGGGTGGCAAACCTACCAAGCCCCTTATTTCGTTTATGCTCAACTCATTTAGCACTTTATTAGCTACTAGCGGAGATAATCCATTTATTGCGTTAATAAGTGCTTCATTGTTTGTTGGTGCTGTCTCTTCAGGCAAGCCCATTTTTACCCTTACTTCGTTTCTATCTACAATACCCTTTTCAAATAAGGTTTCGTAATCCATTTCAACGGGTTCAAAGCGCAATGTTTCAACATTACCCGCAACGCCCATGTCATTTAAGAATTGCGTATAGATAGAATCCAACCTTTGTTGGTTTGGCTTAACATATTGACGATAGAATAACTCAGAGGCAACTGCTAATTCATTCCTTCCCCCTAGTTGTCCTTCTTCCTTTACGCCCAAAAGCATCGGAGAAACAACTTGGTGCGCTATAAAAATATTGGATTCAACAGCCTTGCTTAATTCTATAAACATTGTGTCAAGTCCACTACTCATCAATGGTGTCAATTCCGCTGCGGGTTCGTTTTTCTCGTTGTAAACCAACATAACAGAACCTGCGTTTGAATCTCCCTGATGGTATTCTTTTAGCTTACGTTTGAAAAGTCTTGCTTCTTCTGGAGTTGGCTCGCCTTTGAATAGTTGTAAGATATGCCCTGCGCTGAATCCACTCGCGATATTGTTTTGATGGAAGTTGCTAATTCTAGCGTCAATGTCTATGTAATTTAAAGCGGGGTAATACTCAGGCAACGGGTAAACGTCCAAACCTGCACGATATTCACGATAGTAATAAAGCTGCTTAGTCATTGGCTTGGCAAGGTTTGGATTATAAGCGGGATAATTAGTAATATCAGCTTCCTTTGCCTTGCTCCAATCCTCTGCATAGAAGTACTGAGAGTGGTCTAATGTGCGAATCTTACTTACGTCAATGTGATAATATGAAGGCACACCCGCACGATTATATACTACCTCAACCGCAAATCCCCCAAAAACCTTAACATCATGGGTTATCTTATAGCGGAACTCTTGGAAGGTATCGTATTTATTCCATTGGTCTATTTTCTCCTGAGGAACGCCTTTAACGCCTTCGCCAATAATATACAATACTTTTTGCTGAACGATTGAATTGTGAGTTGCTGACTTGTTTATTAAATAAATCAGTTGCTCAGGGAATGCGTTTTTTTCTCCAAATTCTACAATGCCTTTCGATTTCAGTTCTTTAAACTGAGGCATCTTATTCTCCGCAAATGTCAGAAAGTCTATACTTTTAGCTGATAACATTTTGTTTATAGGTTGTGGTTATAGTGTTAGAAGGGAAAGTATTTTCTGTATGGCGTACCATTGCGATTCCTCTTTCTACTTCCTCGTCTGCGTTGGCTATGTTAGTGTTGCTGTTGGATGTCTGCGCGTATATCGTATAGACATACTCTCCAATGTTTAAAGTCTTTGCGCTATTGCTACCCTCAACAAAAGTGAACTCATCATACCTTTCTGTATGCGTTGAGGTGTTTGTGATAATAAAAGAAGTTTGCTGACTGGTAATCATGTCCTTAAAATGAATAAGAAAAAAGGGATTGGTAATAGTGACCTTTTCCGTAACGGTTACTATTAAAGTGTTGCTTGCCC